TTCTATCAGCAACCTATAATGAATCATTCATCAGAATTCCATCATCTGGTGCGTTTGTCGGTGGTAAGAATAATTTTAGAAAAACTACATTATGCAATACGCAAGTTCAAAGTAAGAAGGGTGACATTCACCCTCCTACAGATTGGAAACATTGGAACATCGAATGCAAAAGTTATGCAGATTTTCCGTTCCACCAATTGTGGTATGCCGATTTGAAAATTCTTGACGAATGGATACAGCAACAGAAGGATGTTGAAGATCCGGGCGACCTAAATCTTATTCTTATAAAAATTTCTCGGAAAGAAAAGTGGGTAGTATTTCCCGAATCCCTAGAATTTTCTTCTGTTCGATCTCTGGCATACAAAGGATGGAAATTCGTTCACTGGGATCAATTTTGGTCTTCCGAGGTGAACGTTTCTTTGGTGAAGAAGTTTTCAACAGCTTCAACACTGCCTTCTTTTCTAGTGCAAGAGCTTTCCGTTCTTGTTTAAGTCTTTCTTTTTTAACTTTCTCAAACTCAAAAGGATTAGTAACATCTGCTAAGATTCCATCGAAATCTGGAACTTCAAACTGCCACCAATTAACATTTCTAATTCTCCTAGCATCCCTTTTTGGTGTTCCATCTAAATTAAAAGGAATCTCAATGTTGCTAGATTTAGGAATATTTTTATATGCTTCGTGCGGAATAAGGAAATAATAAAATTTATCATGTAGTCTTTCATAGATTACACATCTTAATAATCCTTTCTTATTGTGAATATCAGATATTGGAGCCCCGTAATGTGTGTTAACTGACGACCATCTAACTGATGCACTTTTTGCATCCGAACCGTCAACAAAATCTTTTCCTATTGTATTATGCCTAGTAAGCCTTTTTCTAGTCGAAATTGCTTGTTCGAGTAAACTGCCAGTAGACAATAATTTCATTTCATCAGAAAGTTTATTCTTACAAAAATTATATAATTTTTCATCTTGTGATTCAATGGGAAAAATTATAGGAAATAATAAATCAAAAAATTTCTCGTCGAGTATTGGGTCTTTATCCTTTGGTATAATTGCCATGCTTGCCTTATAATAGTTATGAAGTTCAAGTTTAGCTAGATGCCCTATAGAATTGCAAGGACATCACTGAACTCCAGGCTTGTAAACCCGCCTTCTTTCACAACCTTCAAGACATTTGACACACGACCAATCAATTCGTCACGGTGAGAGATAAGGAAAATGTTTCGTTTATTTTCTCTTCCCATCTTCTTAAGAATTGCTAATGAAGATTCAACACCGCTCGAATCCAGGCCGGAGTCAATTAATTCATCAATGAAAAGAAGATTAATCTTATCATTCATCGACTCGAATACGTCGCGGAAACTCCAGGATAAAGATAAAATAAGTCTTGTTCGTTCTCCACGAGAAAGATTATCAAAGTCAAACTCTTTACCGTACATAGTAATTTCGACTTCTAAGTCCGACTTGAATTTAACATCGTGTGGAAGGCCAATGTCTATTAGGTAATGTGCAAGACGATGATTTAAGAATGTTAAATTCTGGTCAATAATTTTCTTACGTATGAAACTATCTTTATTGATAAGAAGTTTAGTTAAAAACTCCTGATGATCTCTTAACTTAACTAGCCTGTTAAGTTTAGCGAAATCAATTTCTTGCAAACCATCTCTACGCAATGCGCCAATCTGATCTACAAAAGGATTTTCAGATTCTAGTTCAGTACTAAGACTATTACCGAGTGTATCTAATGTGGATTTATGATTATAAGCCTCGTCGACAGTATCATAATATGTATCGGGTAAGATAGGAATAACAGAAGATACGGTCTGAGATAGAGATTTAACTTCGTCTCGTTTTGATATCTTAGCTGTTAATTTTTGAACTGCTTCTTGTTGTTGTAATAGATAGTCATTATGAACATGCTCATGTGTATCTTTATCCATATCCTGACTACATGTAGGACAAATTTTCTGAACAGAATTTGATAAAACTTTTTCAAGACGAACAACTGTCTTATTCATATCTACAACATCTTTTTCTAACCCAGTAAGTTCCTTAGCTAATGAGCGATACTCGGATGTTAAATCTTCTACTTCTTTTTTCGATTTATGTAACCTAATCTCAGCATCAATGTCAATGGAAAGCATCTCCATGATGGATGTTTGAAGCGTTTTGATACGATGAACCTTAGATACCTCCCAGGCAGACGACTTAGTCTCGAGACCTTTGATGTTCGTCTCAATCCTTTTATTGGCTTCCGTAGCCGCCGTAATCCGGAACTCTTCCTCTTTAATCTCATCTTTGGTCACCTTTGATTCTTCTTTAAGCTTATCGGCTTTTTCTGATAGTTTGGTTATACCCAGAAGTTGCTCGATAATTGCACGTTGATCGTTTGTTCTAAGAGCAAGAAAAGGTTCAACATAGGTATTCAAAGCAAGGATATGCTTGAACATATCATGAGAAATCCCGACAATTCTTTCAATTTCGATTTGAGTATGTCTACCTTCTCCTTGTGATTCATCTTCTCCGGTTTCTTTCTCAATGCCGTCCTTAATGAATTTAAAGATACCGGGTTTGCGCCCGCGTTCTATTCTATAATCAACACCATTGACTTCGAAAGTTAATGTAACCAACATATGTTTCATATTGGTTTTATTAATTAGGTTGTCTTTTTTAATGTTCGTGAGGGCGGAACCAAATAATGCGTAAGATAATGCATTCACAATTGTAGATTTACCTACACCGTTTCGATTGTCATTGCCGCCAAGATCTAAGTTTTCACCTAAAACAAGTACAAGATCATTTCCACTAAAATTAATCGACTGAGTAACGTTACCGATACTCATGAAATTCTTTATTGTTAATCCTCGTAGGTTAAGCATTTTTATAATCCACTATAAATTTCTACGAGTAGTTTTGTATCAAAAGAATCGCTTTCGATATTTGTCAACTGTTCGATAACAATCTGGTCTACAGTTTTCACAGTGATATCACCGGCATAATCTTTTGACAGTTCATCTTCATGATCTTTAATGAGTTTAAATTCGCGAACATTGTATTGATCTAAGAAAGTTTCTCTTAAGAAACTTGCTTCTTCATATGTGATATCAGCATCGAGCGTTACTTGAAGATATGTTTTTGGTTTTAAATATATGTCCGGATTTGCTAATAGTGCAGTCAGATTGATGCTGATGAAACGCGGACCTTCTTCATAATCTAGGAATTCGGGTTCTTTATCCCACTCTAAAAATAAGCCACCACGCTCGAAATCCCAAACGTCAGAATAATTGTGACCAAAAGGATTGCCAATGTAATTGACTTTACCCTTCGTTTGGCGTTTGTGGAAGTGTCCTGAGAAGACATAATCTTGATGTTCAAAATGTGTAGAGTTAAGTTCACCGTTATCCGGCATCTCTACCATTGCATTCATTTTGAATCCAGGTAGCTCGAGGTGTCCAAACAGGTATTTAGATTTGATATTAGCTACATCTTTCCATTCGTCTTCAACAAGCCATGGAATTAGAGCAACATCGTCTAACACTATTGGTTCATTTACTAAAACAATATTTGGAAATTCGCTACCTACAACCATAGAATGTATCTCACGCTTTTCTCTATAGAAGAGATCGTGATTACCTACCATGACGTATGTTTTCTTAAAAGAAGCGTTGAGTTTCCTCAACGCTTGCATAGTGTAGTCAAGGGTCAGAATGTTAATATTCGACCGATGGTGGTGCCAATCACCCATAAAGATACAGGATTCGGCGCCCCTTAAACGTGCTTGCTCGATAAGCCAATCAAGAAAATCTAAACAATCCTGATTGTGTTCTCTTGCATTATGTCTAAGACCGAAATGAATATCAGTAAAGACTACTACTTTTTCAAAAAGCTTAGTGCTCATCTTTCGTATCTTGTGCATCTTCTCTCAGTCTACGAATTTCTTCCTCGACTGCTAATTGACGTGAGAAACTTGGACTTGCACCGCTTTCAACTAATAAGTCATCGCGCAGTTCTTGATTTTTCTTTTCTAAGTTAAACACACGAGTAAAGCTATTTGATACGCTTGCTGTGTAATAAGAGAATGGGTTATCGGATTTGTATTCATCAAACTGCAAACCCATTTGCGCTAACTGTAAAAGTGCCTGGCCCTTCATCTCGTCGAGATAAGTATAACCACGCCAGTTACCTCTTTGAGCGTACTTGTTTACCATTAAAATAAACATTTTCGCTAACTTATTTGTAATAGAACCGCGTTCAAGATTAAACTTCCCATTCTTTGAATGTGATCTTCCAACTTCTTTAGCTGCACCATTTTCGATGATAAAGTGTTTGAAGGGATAGAAATTTAACTTGACATAATTATCAGCTTCGTTTTTCGGATTCTTTTTACGTCCTGGGGCAAGTGGAATATGATCAAATCCTAGAACTCTAAATACTAAGTCGTCGACCGGTATTGTGTCGGGTTTAATTTTAAATTCAGATAATTTAGGTTTATCTGCCTTTGCCACATCCGGATTTACTGCCAAGGCAGCTTCGTAAGAAGTTGCTGCTATACGAGCAGCTCTGGTAGCTTTTGCTTTTTCTTGAATTTCTGCAAGATAAATTTCTGAAACGTTTTCTACAATAACATCATAATCGCTATATTTTTGATTGATATATTCACAAAAAGAATTCTTACTACTGTGAATTTCTCTTAGCATATCCTTGTTGTTTAAGTAATTAATTTTTTTAGTTGGTGCTATTGCAATTACTTCTGGGGCAGGTTCGCCCTCGTCATCCTCTATTAGGATATCGTTGTCTAAATCTGGTGACATTATTTTTCTCCCGCAGGTTGTTTGAAGTGTAACATATCTAAAGCATTTCGTCAAGAATATCGGTATAAAGTACCAACTTTATGACCTTGATAAATAATAGGATAGGAGGGCTTCTTAATGCCAATGATAGTTCAAGATCACCGAGCACGGTTGCAACCAAAAAATCCAATGTTTGCTGAATCAATACTGGGTCCCAACGATCCGGCAAATCTCCTATATCCATTATACGCCACAAACGGTGTTCTCTTTCCTTATACTCCGACTGTAACAAGTGGCTCTACAGCAGAATATGAAACTATGCCTTTTGTTCATTCTAACTATACTCTTAATTCTTATGTTAGATCTTATCCTAAGTCAATAAGTATAACCGCAGAATTTACAGCACAATCAAACGATGAAGCAATGTATTTATTAGCGGTCATCCATTTCTTCCGTTCCGTTACGAAAACTTATTTTGGAGTAACTCCATATAAAAAAGCAGGTACACCACCTCCTGTATTGCAATTTAATTATCTCGGTGAATATCAATTTAGCAATGTACCTGTAATTGTTAAAGATGTTGGATATACCTATCCTAATAATATAGATTATGTTCCAATTAACACCACAAATAAGATAATAAATTTTAAAGAAAATAATAAACCGGGAAATTTAATAGGAATGTCGTGGGTACCGGCACATATGACTATTACAATTGAATTAGATACTCAATATACACCTATGAAAGTTAGAGATCAATTTAATCTTGATGCTTTTAGAAGAGGTTTACTAATAGGCGACGGATACATTTAAAATGGCACAAAATTCAAAAGACACAAGTCAATATAGATTAACACCAATAAAAGATTGGTACTTAGATCTCTGGATTCCGAGATCTGTGCCATCAAGTGATTTTGATAATATCATTATTATTCCTCCCGAATTTGATCAACGCCCGGATCTTCTAAGTAATCAACAATATGGTACTCCGAGCCTATGGTGGGTATTTGCTGTTCGTAATCCGAACTTACTTATTGATCCTATTAACGATTTTGTTTCGGGACTTGAAATTTTTGTTCCTGTAAATATACTTAAACAATGATGGCTGATTTTTCAAAATTTAATCCCGGTAATAGTCCGATTATTGAGATTCAACCGCAAGGAATTCCTGGCAATATTGTAGGAACCGGATTTCCTGCATTACCCACAAAAGCCGTTCCTATGGGTAACTTAAACCCAGCAATGGCATTTTCCGGTAAACCAGATTTCCTAAGGGGAAGTAAAGATGCGATTCCCGAAACACCTTACACTCATAAGAAAATAGATAATAATCCTTCAGCATCAGCTGAAGAAATTAGAATTGATATTCATCCTAATGTATTAGATCAATATGATGTTTATACATATCACTTTAAGCTATTTTTAACCTCAACAGAAGATGCAGCTGAAGGTAAAGTTTTAGAGCCAGAATCTCAAAGTATTATAGTAGAAAATGGTGTAACAGATGTATCGATAGATAAAGTGGAAATGCAAGGAATTGCAGTTCCTTCACTTCAAGCTGGAACCGGAACCCAAACGTTAGTAAAATTTGAAATTTTAGAACCCGGTGGCGCTGGCTTACTCGATAAGATGTATTATGAATCAGTTTCATTGGGAATTGGAAATTGGCTCGTTACACCAATGTATTTGCAGATGGAGTTTCGTGGAAGAGATGAAGAAACTTCAGAAGCACTTATTAGTGGTGACCCGGGAGCCTTAACAGGCCTTAGATGGGTTTGGCCTGTTAAAATTACAAATATGAAAGCAAGTGTTTCAACTGGTGGAACCAAATATGAGGTTGATGCTATCTTTTATGATGAATTGGCACAAGCTAATGCTTATTTCGTAGTGCAGCATAATACTGTATTGAGCGGACTTGAGACATTTGGTAAGGCTATGAGACAACTTCAAGAAAAATTAAATCTTGATTCTTACATACAAACACTTGATTCTTATAGTATCCCGGATACATATGAAATTGTAGTTGATTCCGATTTAGAAAATATTCCTATAGTTAGACCAAACGGTAATCAAAGTACCTCACGTGCTGGAGATTATATCAATCTTGCAGAAAAAACAGGAACCTATAATGCCGGTACAAGTATTGATAAAATTGTTGATTCGTTATTATTGAGTTCGGATGTTTTTGGATCTAAGACACAAAGTTCTTCAACAAGTACATCTACTCCAGATACAGCAAATCAGGCATCGCCAATGAGAAATCTTTGGAGAATTATTACAGAAACTAGACCAATTAAATTTGATCACCTAAGACAGAATAATGCTGTTGCTATAACGGTTTATATTGTTAAATATGATCTAGGTTTAATTGAAGCTACTGCATCACAGACAGCTCAAACATCCTCCACACTTGAAGCAGCAAGAAAAAGATTAATAACTTATAACAATACAGGAATTCTAAGAAAAAAGTACAATTATATTTTCACAGGACAGAATGATCAAATTCTTAATTTTGATTTAAATATGAATTTTTCGTTTGCTGCGGTAATAGCAAGATTTGGTGGACTCTATTCTGATACAGCAAATAGTGATACCGGTATAGCGCATCACAGTAAATTAGAAGATTTAAGAACTGCTACTGAATATGCACAAAGAGAAATACGATGGATTAATAGTCCTGAAAATAAATCTGACCCCAAAGAAACAGTAGAAGCTGCAAAAATATCTTTGGGTAATTTAAAAAACCTCAGCGAAGCAGACAGAACCCGAATTCTTTCTAGAATAGATCCAAAATATTCTAAGCCTATTAATAGACTTGAACTACACTCGCAAATTGCAAAGGCCGGTGGTTTTCAAAGTGCGGGTGATTTAACCGGTGGAGTAATAACACCAAAATCATTAGTTAAACCACCGTTAACAAATTCTGAAACAAAATTTGTTACTGACGTTAATATTAATTCTGAAGAGGCAAGGGAAGCAAGAAAACAAGTTGATTCAATTAGGCAAGGTAAATTAAGACCTGTACCATTTATAGAAGGTCCCCATGAGATTAATGGGGCATATGGCATTGATCCACACAGTGATGCTGGAAGAGCCCGGACTTCAAGTCTTTTTAGCACAGCATTATATTCAAGTTTAGACGCAAGCCTAATGCACATTAAATTCACTATCAAAGGTGATCCATTTTGGTTATTTCCTAGAAATGAACCTATTGATAAACTATTACCATTCAAATCTAAAATGCCTCCAGCTCAGGCAATAGCATTAATTAAACAAGGACATAATAATGAACATAAGGACACAGTAAATCCTTATGGAACTGATAATTTTATTGTAATTAGATTTAGAACACCGAAAATAGCAAACGACGATACAGGTATAACAGAAGAGTATTCGGAAGTTGAAACATACAGTGGCATATATAAGGTTATTTCAATCGCAAGCAGATTCGAAATGGGTAAATTTACACAAGAAATAACAGCCATACTTGATAATTTAATTAATCTTAAAGACTTTCCAGAATTTATCAAACAACTTGAAAACACAAATAAGCCAGATCTTCCTACCGCTGAATCTAGTAGTTCATTAGTAAAAATTCCTGGAACTGCAATAATAACAGATAAGATTAAAAGTGGTGTTAGCGATATCAAAGGAAAGATGGATACTGCAAGAGATTTAGCAGGAAATGCAGTTACAAAAGTTACATCAATCGGAACCAATTTAACTTCAAATATACCATCTGATGTAGGGTTCAGAGCATCAGAAATATTACAGAGAAATCTAGGATAATGTCATACTTAAATACTCACGATAGAACTACATCTCCAACAAATTCTAATAAATTTCAACCAATTGGAAGAACACCCGCATTATTTGGTGTCTTTGTAGGGTTTGTAAGAGATACTCAAGATATACAGCGAAATGGTAGATTAAGAGTCTGGATAGCTGAATTAGGATCAGCACCCGATAATCCCGACGGTTGGATTACTGTTAATTATTGTTCTCCTTTTGCAGGAGCGACAAACGATAAAAGCATTAGTGAAGCTAATCATCAAACATTTGAAGGAACACAAACTTCTTATGGCATGTGGATGATCCCACCGGACATTAATAATCAAGTTCTTGTTATGTTTGTAAACGGAGATCCGTCTCGTGGAATTTGGATTGGATGTCTATACAATCAATATATGAATGACATGGTCCCCGGTATGCCTGCAAGTGCCAGTAATTATCAATATCCGGGAAAACTTGTTCCAGTTGCAGAATACAATAAATGGGATACAAAAGTAACTCAACCAGATAGAGCAATTAAGCCATACGAAAAAACAAAGTTCCAAGGTCTCGGTAACCAAGGCTTGATTAATGATCAGGGTCGTGGTATAACAACATCGAGCGCCCGCCGTGAATCTCCGAGTTCAGTCTTCGGAATATTGACTCCTGGTCCACCTATCGATACAGATGCCGCCCCCGGAAATATTAGAAGAAAAGGTGGTTCGGCATTTATTATGGACGATGAAGTTAGTTCTGAATATATTCAGTTAACAACAAAGACTGGTGCCCAGATTAAACTTGATGAAACTAACGGGTTTGTTTACCTAATTAATCGAGATGGCACTGCATGGGTTCAATTAGACCAACAAGGTAATATTAATATTTTTGGTGCGTCAAGCATTTCAATGCGTGCTCAAAAGGATATTAATCTTCGTGCTGATAGAAATATTAACATCGAAGCCGGTCAGAATATTTACATGAAGGCGGCAAAAGATACCACTACTACAACTACCACTTTCACATATGATGTTAATAATATTCCTAGACCATCTACAATTCCATATCACAAATATGTTGGTGAAGGTGCAGGCGAGGGTGGAAATATTGTAATACAATCATTAAATGATATTCATACAACTGTTGCAAATAATTCACTTATGAATGTTAATAAGAATTTTGAATTAAATGTAAAGGGTAATATCAATATTAATGCTGATGGTGAATATAGTTTAACTGCACCATCTATTACAAATGTCGGTGCTGTGAAAATTCGCGGAACACTTGATGTTACCGGAGCAGTTGCTTTTGGTAATTCACTAGGTGTTGCAAGTTCTATTAATGGTGCTTCATTAAGTTTATCTGGGGGTATTGTAGCCGGTACCATTATTGGTAATTTTCCTGGCCTACGTGGAGGTGGTGGAGCAAGTAACGGTGGCCCAGGATCTGCTGGAGCTAGTGTTAGCATTCCAACACCACCAGCTGTTGTCGTTGCAGAAATAAAAGAAAAAATAGAAAAAGTAAACATACTTGCGACATGGAAAGATCCAGAATCTAAATTTGTAAGACTTGCAGAGCCATTTAGTACAACAGTGAGTGTTTTTCCAACTTATGAGCCATGCCCAGAACACGAAACATTTAGATTCAGAGCCATTGAAGGATATTCCCCGCAACAAACCGAAGGTGGAAAAACGTACGATGGATCTGGTGGTGCTGGAAATGAAGTAAAGATAAGTCCTCCACCGAACACCGATCCCGGCGCTGGCAATAAGGTATTACCGCCTGTTGATGCGACAGATAGTGTTGTTACAAAGAACTTTAATATGAAAGCATATGAATGTGAATTGAAGAAACACGAAGGTGTTAAATATGTCTCTTACATTGATAGTGTCGGCTTACCTACTGCCGGTATTGGACATTTATTAAGAGCAAATGAAAAACCATTATATCCTGTTGTTACAGCAGTTTCTCAACAACAGGTTTCTCAATGGTTTAACCAAGATGCACAGTTCTCAATTTCCGGTGCTCAAAGATTATTAGGCATGACAACATGGGACGAGTTATCGGATATTCGTAAAAGAGCATGTGCTGATTTATGTTTCAATTTAGGTGAAACTAGACTTGCGAGATTTGTTAGATTTATTGCAGCAATGAAGGCAAGCGATTATAATATGGCAGGGAAATCGTTGCGTGAATCGAAATGGTTTGCACAAGTTTCGAGTCGAGGCCCTAAGATTATTACAATGATTGTTCATAATGTTGATCCCAATGGTTGTGATAGAGCTTTTCCGCCTTCTTAATATAATACCAGTTAATTCTCTTGATAAATAACAAAAAGAGAATTAAATATGGCATCCAATCAATCTGGTCTAGTTCAACAACACCGCGTCACACGGAAGCCCTACTTTGTTGGTTTCAACACTGTAGGTCAACCTAATCCTCCTTACAACTTAAATAATATTGAATTAGTTAAAAGGGATATTGAAAATCATTTTGCTACACCTATGGGTTCTAGAGTAATGTTACCAAATTTTGGAACAAGAATCTATGAACTTCTCTTTGATCCATTTGATGAATATACCAAAAATGCAATTATTGCTGATGCTATCAATGTTATTCAATCCGAACCTCGTGT